GATCCCGATCATCAGCAACAGGCGAACGATAACTTCAACTTGCCGATATGAGCATCGATCAGGCCATAGCTAATCTGCAAGGCGTAAAGCGCAACCTGAAGAAGGTGGTGGGCAACGAGATGACCAACTATGCGCTGGACAACATCAAACGCCAGCGCGATGCTAACGGCATGCCGCTGCGCAGGCGCAAGCCCGGCACCCCGCGCGATGCCCGTCGACTGATACTCGTGGATACAGGCGAAGGCCGCAGAACCATTGCGGCTGTGCCCACCGCCACGGGCGTGGAGCTGCAGGCAGCCGAGCACATGGTAGCCCACAACCAGGGAGCCACCATACGCGGCAACTTTCGCGTGCGCGCGCACACACGCAGGCGCAAGGGACGCTCGGAGCAAGTAACTGCGCACAGCCGGCAGGTGAACATCACCCTGCCGCAGCGCCAGTTCTTCGGCAAGAGCGCAGCACTCACGGGCCGCATTAACGAACGCATCAGCAAACAGATTATAAACGCACTCACATGAACGAGCTTAACGAAATTCAACTCGACATCATTCAGGGGCAGGACTACGAGCAGGAGTTCGATTACCTGAACGATGCCGGTGCGGTGATCAACATGACCACCGCCTATGCCGAAGCACAGGTTCACTTTAAAGTGAATTACGATGACACAGCTCCGCTCTTCACGCTGCTGAGCACCGGAGGCGATCCGGGCGTGATCCTGGCGGCTACCAGCCCCAACATTAAACTGGCGTTTAAAGCCAGTGTAACGAAGGATATAACGGTAAGGCGGGGCGTGTACGATGTGCTGCTGAAGACAGGCGCGGGCAAGTTTGAGCGCGCCTGGCAGGGCGTGTGGACGTTGAACCGGCAGGTAACCGATAACTACTAAAGCCATGGCAACGATTACCGTTTACAGGCGCGTGCGCCAAATTGTAAAAGTAGGCGCGAAGCTCAGTGCTGGTGGTGGCGGTGGTGGCGGTGTAACCGATCACGGAGCACTCACCGGCCTGGCCGATGATGACCACCCGCAGTACCACAACAATGCCCGTGGCGATGCGCGCTACAGTCAGCTCGGGCACACGCATACAAAGTCCGAAGTTGGCTTGTCAAATGTTGACAACACCAGCGATGCCAACAAACCCGTGAGCACCGCGCAGGCGGCAGCACTCGCCAACAAGGCCGACCTGGTGGCGGGCAAGGTTCCGGCCTCGCAGCTTCCTGCCTATGTGGATGACGTAGAGGAGTACGCCAACGTGGCCGCGTTTCCGGTAACGGGCGAGAGTGGGAAAATCTACGTTGCACTTGATGTTAACCTGACCTATCGCTGGAGCGGAACGGTGTATGTCGAGATCTCGCCCAGCCTGGCGCTTGGCGAAACATCGAGCACGGCATACCGGGGCGATCGTGGAAAGGCCGCGTACGACCATAGCCTGGTTACAGGCAACCCGCACGGCACTACGAAAAGCGATGTTGGACTGGGCAACGCAGACAACACGGCAGACATCAACAAGCCCATGAGCACACCGCAGCAGCGGCAATCCATTATCAACGCAATTATTTTCGGATGAAATCATACCTTACTTCCGCGTACGTGTTTACGCCCGGTGGTGCCGGGGTAGGCACCATCAACTTCACCGGCATTCGCAATTTCAACATCCGCAAGCTGGTGGCTGTTCTCAACATCACGCGCAACGCCATCATCTACGCGCCCGGGCTTGCCAACACGGGCCTGCAATCGCTGAGTGGCAGCACCATTACGTTGCAGGCGGATACCACCGGCCATGCAGGAGCTGACCAGCTCATGATCTTGTACGAGGACTCGATCAACTACATCCCTGCCGATGATCAGAGCGAGGAGGCTACTCCTGTGCGGGCATTGCCCATGTTTGTAGATCGCATGGGCTTCAGTAAAGCCATCACCGGCAATGTGGATACCGACTGGGGCACGCTGCTGGTAACAGGCGCGGGCATGACGGTGAACCAAACGGGCGGCAACCTGGTGATTGCAGCCGGAACTACGGCCCGGAGCGAAACCATCATTCGCAGCAACCGCAGTTATGAAGGCGGCATTCGGTTGCGCTGCCGGTCGCAGCTTTCCAATCGTATCATCAACCAGGAGTTTTTTGTTGAGCTGGTGGATGTTATTAGCGATGGCCTTGCGTACACCATCACCAGCGCCACCACCATTAATGTAACAATTCCTAACAATCCATTTAATTCAGGAAATGTAGGCCAGCGCATGTACCTGGGCGCGTTTGCGGGAACGGGCACATTCCTGGGCGGGCGTTACCCGATTGCATCGGTAGTGGGCGATGTGGTCACGTTTACGGTCAGCGGCTTTGCGGCCGGCAGCGGTACCGTTAGCCTGTTTGGCTGGAACACCTACCGCCTGGTGTACAGTGGCACAACCGCAACCAATGCCTTGTTCGATACGCAGCGTAACGGCTACAACTCGGGCGATACCACGATCACCATCAACTCAACGGCAGCGCCCGGCCACATGGCTGTTATTACGGGCAACGACCTTCAGGCAACAATAGCCGATCAATTGGTGGCTAGTGCTACGGCCATTCAGCAAACGATCCGCGGCACACGCTCCGAAATGGTTCCTGATGATATTCCTTTAAGGTTACAAATCAGGGTGCTCAACGGCTCAACAGCACCGGCCTCGGGCACTACGTGGACGATCGGATTTGTGAGCGTAAGCAACTACGCCAACCAGGATGTTACCTTGCAAGACGTGCGCCCGATGAGCGTGGCCAGCGCCTTACCTGTTGAAATTCTACGGGCTATTACGCTGGCTGTTTCCGGTACGATTACGGCAAGCAATACAGCGGGCACAGCTGCACAAGGAGCAGCGGCCAGCGGTAACCCGGTTTTTGTCGGTAGTCCCGCCCGAACGGCTCAACCCACAGCGCGAACCGATGGCCAAATGGTGGCACCGTTATATGACGCCATAGGCCGTGCAATCATGGCTCCGGGTAGCCATATCCGTCAGCTTCGCGATGTTAACCCGATGGTGACATTAAGCACCACCACGGAAACAACCATAGTGCCCAACATTGCGGCTACATTCAACGATCTGGAGGCGTTGATCATCAGCAACACCAGTGCCACGCCTGTGCGCGTAGACTTCCGCGATACCACCGCGGGCACGGTGCGCTTCTCGGTCATGCTACCCGCCAATGGCACGGTTGTGTTTGTTCCGCCAGCGGTGAAGCAAACTACCCTAAACACGAACTGGACCGCGCAATTGAGCGCAGCTGTTACCGATGTACGCATTACGGCCTTAACTTCACGTAACATTTAACCATTATGGAACCTTTTGAAATCATCGGGCCGGACCCGGCTAATGAAAAGACGCACGTGCTCATTCTTGTTCGCGGCAACACGTACAGTGTGCTGAAAGGAAGCGAGCAGGCAACTGCCAATGAAATTGCGGCTAACCTTGCATAGTGATGGAGGAGATCATCTACCAGGGCGTAGCCCAGAAGCTTAACGAGGCCGGCAGCTACCTGCAGGACCACAACCAGCCGCGCGTAGCGCATGTGGATTGGTGGAAGAACCAGGTTGAAGAGGCGCTGGCGGCAACGCCAGAAGGCAACTCCGGCATTGCGTGGCCGCGGCCTGCGGTGTTTGTGGAGTTCAGCCCCATGCAGGTAGAGGGCAACGCAGTTAACCGCAAAGGCACCGGAGAAGTAACGCTGCACGTGGTTCAGGATGCTGTTGGCCAGGGCAGTGAAGCGGGCAGCGGTGTTCAGGATGATTTCGTGCGGCAGCTGCAATACCTGGGCAAGCTGCTGGATTGGCTGGATGGCGAGCTGGTGGGCGAGTGTGGTGCGCGGCTTAACCACACCGGCCAGGTGCGCGACCACAGCAACCGCCCGCTGATGCACGAGCGGCTTACGTTGCGCTACACCGTGCGGCTGCAGCGCAGCACGCCATAAAAAAAGCCCCGGGAGACCGGGGCTTTTGCTTTGGTGTCTGGTATCTCCTCAATAGCCGTTTATCAACGGCTACATAGCAGATACTCGATTATTGGCAACAATGCCGCCACGCCAAATAACGCTTCGGGCATGGAAGCTGTTCCTCGCGTTGCCTGCCCTTCGTGGCGGCACAGTCGCTGCCGACACACAGGCCGACCGCAACGCTTTGCCAACACTGTATATAACCAATTGCCCTTAGTGCGTTCTTCGTAGGATAGTGCGTAGTTTATCACCGTATTAATAATTTTTTTTTCCTTCCCTCTCAAATACAGAAATACATTTAAATATTTCATAAGCTACTTGTGGAACGATTGCGTTTCCGAGTCCTTTAAGTCTGTCCAGCCTATCGGGTATCCCATAAGCCACTCTACCCAATTCGGGTTCAGTTGCCCATTGTCCATTGAAACCATTTGAGAAAGCATTATCTGT